AACCCGCGGGAGAACGTCTACAACAACATTCTGGCCGCGTGCCGCCACCCTGAGGTGTCGGACAGGTTCATCGTGATGAACGACGACTTCTTCCTGACCGAGCCGATGGCGACCATCCCCGTCGCCTACCGCGGCACGCTGGCCGAACACCTCCATCTACCCAGGCTGCGCGTCAACCCGCAGTCGTGGTGGCGGCAGTCCCTGCTCACCACGCAGGTGTGCCTTCAGGCCATCGGGTACCCCGAGCCGCTGAGCTACGAGCTACACGTCCCGTTCCCCGTCGTGAAGCGCCGGATGAGGGACACGCTGGAGCACTTCGCCCACATCACGCCCACCAACCCTCCACAGTGGCGCACGCTCTACGGGAACCTGCACGTCGATGATCCAGTCCAGATGCCCGACAGCAAGGTGTTTCGCGCCGCCCCTGTCCGCACACCGTTCCACTCGACCACCGACCTGTCGTGGCGGCACTTCAAGGCTGCGTTCGCCGCGATGTTCCCCGAGCCCAGCCCCTACGAACGCCAGAAGGTGCGTGCCTGATGGTGTGGTGGTGGTGTGTCGTCGGCACGTTGATTATCGGGGCCATTCTCATCACTGTAAGCCTGCAATGAGTGAGCAGCTGCGCACGTCCATCAGCAGGTGGTTCACGACCCCGTGGCGGGTCGTGCCCGCCTCACCCATCCTGTACGTGTTCGTGTTCGTCGCCGGGGTCCACGTCATCGCCACCACCGGCAACGCGGAACTCGGGTTCGATGAGGCCGGGTTCGTTCCGGTGGTGTACTACTGGTGGAACTTCCTGGTAGTCGTGTCGCCGTTCATGGTGGGCCTTGCGTACATGCTCATCCGCAAGGCACACGGGCACGCCCGGCTGTGGGGCTTATGGTTGCGCCTCGCCGGAGACTTCGGCACCGCCGCCGCTGTGACGGCGATGGTGACGACCCGTCTCCTGATCCTGTCGCCGAACGTCATCATGTCCGACGCTCAGCTGTTCTCCCTCATCATCCTCTGCGGCGTGGCCGTGTTCATGCTGGCACTGGTGGTGCGCGACATCGGGGCGCTGGTGGTGGTGGAGAAACTGGCCCGGCAGCTTCACGAGATAGACCATGAGTCGTGAGTGGGCAGTCTCCGTGGGACGCCATCGTCCCGGCCATTGTGTCCGGTGGACTCGGGGCCGGGCTCGCAGCTATCGCCACGGCCTTGATCCAGACGTGGGGGCGTAAGGCCGAGAGCCGTGCCACGGCTGCCGACCTCATCACCGACGCCGCCGGGGCGCTGGCAGCCCGGCAGGGCGAGACGATCCTCCGGCTGGAGACGAGGGTGGCACGCCAGGCCAAGGCCATCGCCGTGCTGACATCCGTGCTGGACGAGATGCTCCCTCAGGTGCCGCTGTCCGACCCCGAGCGCGCCCGCCTGCGTAAGGCTGTCATGGCGGCGAAGATGGCCGTCTGACTGCACCCCGCCGCTCTACTGTCGAGAGCAGCACACCACGAGGGTCTACCAAAGGAGTCAAAGCATGGCGACGTTCCCGATCGTGAAAGGGGTTCGTTTACGAGCAACCAAGATCAACAGCTGCGGCCTGCCCATCGCGGGACCGTCGAACTACATCGTCACCGACGGGTACGTTTCGGCGAAGATCAGCGCCGTGATGAACGACGCCAAGGAGCTGGAGCAGACCAACGCCGAGGGCAAGACGTGCGTCATCGACCGCACCCCGCCCGAGCGGAAGCACTACAAGGTTGACATCGAACTCTGCAACGTCAACACCGGCCTCATCTCGTTGTTCAATGGGTGGGAGCAGGTGCTGGACTACAACGACGAGGCTGTCGGGTTCCGCGATCAGAAGGACGTGGACGGCGACTACGGTGTGGCCCTGGAAATCTGGACGGGCGGCAAGGCCGACGACGACTGCGCTGTGCCCACCGCCGACGGCTCGCTGTTCACCGAGGCGGGCAGCGGTAAGAAGTACGGCTACCTGCTGATTGGAGCGACGGAGTTCACCCTCGGCGACATCTCTGTGTCGGCGGCTGTTGCCACGCTGACGCTGAGCGGCGTGTCCATCGCCATGCCGCAGTGGGGCCGGGGGCCGTGGAACGTCGCGGCCATCAACTCCGACAACGACCCCGGTCGTCTGCTGGAGCCGCTGAACGAGGAATCGCATTACACGTTCTTCCGTACTCCGATTGCACCACCGGAGCCGACCGCGGATCAGGAGCTTCAGCCGCTGGAGATCGCCACGATCTTCACCGACCCGAACTTCTACTTCGGGGGCCCCGCCAACGCACCCGCCGCGGACGTGGCACCCGAGCAGCCGGTACCGTCAGCCTGACACTGACCGGCTAGAACGACCCCGAGGCTTCCTCCCACGACCGCCTCGGGGTCGTTCTGCGTCCGCACCCGCTACGGTGAACGTGTGAGCTGCAACTGGCCGATTGACGAGGCGTGCCTGCCCGCGCTGGAGTCCGACGACGTGGCAGCGGAGATGACCCTGGAGTCGGCCAAGGCGCTGGCCACTCAGGTGTTGTGGGCGCTCTCCGGTCGGCAGTTCTGCCTCATCGAGACGACGGTGCGCCCCTGCCCTGAGCCGTACCCGCCGGGCATCCTGCGCCGCCCCGTCGCTCCCAGTTCGTACGAGGTGTTCTCATGGTGGGACTACGCCTGGGGAGCGGTGGGGTGCGGCTGCGTAGGCCGGTGCATCCGTACCGGCCCTGGCGCGGTCCACCTTCCCGGCCCCGTCCACACCGTGCTCGACGTGACCATCGACGGCGACCCGCTCAGCGAGGACGAGTGGGTGGTGGAGGGTGACACGCTCTACCGCACCGGAGCGGCGTGGTGGCCGTCGCAGGACATGAGCCGCCCGGCCTCGGAGGTCGGCACGTGGCAGGTCACGTACCTCCGCGGCCAGGCCCCGCCGCCGGAGACGGCCAAGCTGGCGGGTCTGCTGACCGCTGAGTTCTACCAGGCGTGCACGGGCGGCAAGTGCCGCCTTCCCCGCTCGGTAGCCGAGGTGAGCCGTCAGGGCGTCACGCACCGCATCGTCAACCCGACCGACATCTACTCCACCGGCAAGACGGGCATCCCCGAGATCGACCTCTGGCTGTCGGCCATCAACCCGCACCGACTCCTGTCAGCACCCTCCGTCCTATGACCGCCCCGGTGTGCGTCGATCCGGCCAGTGAGATCGTCACGGCCTACACCACCGCGTTGGCCGAGGCGTTCGACCCTGCCAGCGCGTGCCCGCCCGACGGTGGCGGCGGTACGGTCGTCCGGTTCTTCGGCGGTGACGCGATACCGATGGCCGCGTGGGATGCCCACAGCGGCGGCGGTGAGGACTGCGACGCCCCGTTCCTCTGGGTGCGAGTGTTGCGCCGCTACCGCACCAGCGAGTTCCCGAACCCCGACTTCAGCATCGACGCCTGCAACCTGCCTCGCGTCATCGCCCTGGAGGTAGGGGTAGGCCGTTGCTCGGTGGTGGAGCTGGAGCCCAGCTGGGACGACTACGCCGCCGAGGCCGAGGTGTCGCTGGACGACAGCTGGCGCATCGAGCTGGCGCTGTGCCGGGCCGCGACGCTGGTGCGCGCCCTCGGGTACTCCGCAGGATCAGGAGAGGTCGCCCCCTACGGGCCTGATGGCGGCGTTGTCGCCTGGACGGGAGAAGCGTATGTCCAGTTCTGAGAAGGTAATCGTCACCATCAAGGGCAGCGTCACGCCGAGCGTGGCCTTACCGCGGGGGGCAGAGCGCACGGTGCTTCTCACCCCCAAGGTGCAGCGGCTCATCGACCGTGGATACGTCACTGTGACGAAACGGGAAGTGATCGCGCCGCTTCCCCCTGCACCGCCCGCCTACTCTGCCAGCCGCCAGGCGTGGGCCGACTTCCTCAACGGTCTGGGGTACGCCGTTCCCGACACGGCCACCCGCGCCGAGCTGATCGACCTATGGGAGACCAGTGCCTGACCTTTCGACCACCGGGCCCGGCGGCACGCGGGTCACGGCCAAGGTCGTCCTCAACCCGTACGAGGCCCAGAAGTGGGCGCGGGTGTTCTGCGGACGCAAGTCCAATGACCTCAAGCAGAAGCTCCGCATCGCCGCGCGGGAGGAAGCGCCGGTTCGCTCGGGGCGACTGCGCAGCAGCATCAAGGTCACGCCGTTCCGCATGACCGGCCCCTACAAGGGCGAGGGCGGCGTGGGTGTGAGCCTCAGGGACGTTCCCTACGCCGGGTACGTACGGTGGGGGACGAAGCCTCACGTCATCCGTGCGCGCAACGCCCCGGCGCTGCGGTTCTACTGGCCCAAGGTCGGGCGGGTCGTATTCTTCAAGAAGGTGAACCACCCCGGCACCAAGCCCAACGACTTCCTGACGAGGGCCGTGCGCAGGGTGGCGCGCCAGGTGAAGTGATTGCCACTATGTCGGTGGTATCGTCGCGGCTGTGAGCAACCCCTTCGCTGAAGTGCCCGCCGTCCGCGCAGTGCCTCCGGTCGAGGACGCCGAGCCGTCGCCAGCGTCCAAGTACCACACCGTGACGTTCAAGGGCGACGAGCTGGAAGTGCGCACACCGTCCCAGCAGGCCCTGGCGGCGTTCTCGTTGGCCACCAGCAAGTACGTCAGCAGCCAGACCCGCAACGACATGACAGGGCTGTTCATCCAGCGGCATCTCTCCCCTGAGAGCTACGAGCGCGTATTCAGCCGCCTCATGGACCCCGACGACGCGGACTACTCCCTGGAGTCCATCGGCGAGCTGATGACCGCCGTCGTGTCACAGGAGACGTAACCGGCACATCTGTGCGTTAGCCTGGGATAATGTCCGAGGCCAAGCTCTCCGTCGGCGTAGAGGTTGATGCGAGTAGCGCCCTCGGAGGCTTCACCGATGCCTTGCTCAAGGAGCTGCGGCCTGCGCTGGACGCGGCCCGTAAGGAGATCGACAAGACCCTCGGCGGTGGCGGGGGAGGCAAGCCGGGATCAAAACTCGGCGGCGACCTGTCCAAGTCGCTCGCCGCCGAACTCAAGAACGCAGGCGACGCCGGGGCGAAGGCGCTCTCCAAATCCCTGGCTGCCGGGCTGCCCGCAGCTGAGCAGCGGGTGCAGGCGGCGGCGAAGGCGTATGCCGCCGCGCTCACCAACACGATGGCCCCCGGCGGCAAGGCGGCAGCGGAGAAGTGGGGGCAGGAGTTCCAGAGTGCGTTACGGGCACGGGACTCCCTGGCCCCGTTCGCGCAGTCGGTCGGCGGCAGCGGAGGGAAGTTCGGCGGGCTGGGGAACCTCGCCGCCGGGTCGTTCATCGGCTCGTTTGCCTCCAGCCTCGCCACCAAGGGGATCGACGCCCTTCTGAGCTTCGCCCGCATGGGGTTGGACGCCGTTCAGGGCGTGCTGTCGTCAGGGTGGGACCGGCTGGTGTCCATCGACACCGCCAAGACCAAGATGGCGGCGCTCAAGCTCACGGCCTCCGAGGTCGAGATCGTCATGTCCAACGCCCTGGCAGCAGTGAAGGGCACATCGTTCGGCCTTGGCGATGCGGCCACCGTCGCCGCCACCGCGCTCGCCGCCGGGGTCAAGCCCGGCCAGGCGCTCACCGACTACCTCAAGCTGACCGCCGACACCGCAGCCGTGGCGCGCAAGGCCGGGGC